GATACCTAAGCCTCGACGACCACTGTTGGTGTCGGTTGTGGCTGTGGCACGGCTTGGTGGTGCTGATGTGGGTGCGTTGGGGTCAATCACGTTCTCCACGCTGGATGATGATGCTGAAGTATTGTTGTTGGTCTGATGCCTTATTTCATTACAGACAAATCACCTGATTGTTCAGGTTGGGCAACCGTCAAGGAAGATGGTGAAGTCATTGGTTGCCACACCACGAAGAAGGATGCGATTGATCAGATGGTTGCTGTGTCGATTGCTGAGGATATGGAACCTGGTGGTGAACGGGCGTTGCCAGATAATTATCGTCCTGCGTTGGCTGCTGATGTTCCTGAAGGTCGAGCATGTGGGAACTGTCACTACTACAACGAAGACATGATTCAAGAAGATGGCAGAGATTTGAAGGCGTATTGCATGAAGTGGGATGCGTATGTGAATGGTGGTTGGTATTGCAACGCTTGGGAATCTGAAGAACACGAAGAAGAAGAAGTTTTGGATGACACTGAAGAAGATGTAATGGAAGATGAGTTGCGCCAAGTTTCGTTGGATGTTCCTGTGTATATCCGTTCGGCTGCACGTAAAGGTTTGGACTACTACGGGCAAGGTTTGGCTGGTGATGGTTTGGTGGATCGCACTGTGCGTGAGGCACGGGACATGGCCAGAGGCGATGTCACTGAAGACAAAGTGATTCGCACGAACGCTTGGGGTGCAAGACATCTTGTGGATTTGGATGCACCAAAGAACTCTGACCCTGATGACAAAGAGTTCCCTGGTGCCGGTGCTGTGGCCTTCTATCTGTGGGGAATCAACCCACTTGATCCTGAACCTGCAATGGATTGGTTTATGGGGAAGGCTGAGGCAATCAAAGCTGAACGGGCTGATGCTCCTGCTCCACCGAAAGATCAGATCACGGGATCAGATAAGAATCCTGTTGGGTCTGCGAAGGCTCCTGCTGGGTCGAAGACGATTGAGTTGTCTGCTGCGATTGAGGCAGGTTTAGAAAACAAAGCCAAAGAACACAATGACCAGGTTGGTGACAACCCTAGCAAACGGGCAACGGTTGGTATGTTGCGCACAGTGTTCCGTCGAGGTGCTGGAGCGTATTCAACTTCGCATCGTCCAGGTGTCACCCGTGACCAGTGGGCTTATGCACGGGTGAATGCGTTCTTGTATTTGTTGCGCAACGGAAGACCTGAGAATGATAAGTACATCGGTGACAATGATCTTCTTCCGAAGTCACATCCGAAGTCCTCTAGATCGCTTGGCTCATTTGGTACTAGCATTGGCGACATGGACTCAACTGTTGAAACACGTCGCATCACATCAAACGAGTTTGAACTTCGTGCTGACCCACAAGGCAACGGCATGTCCTTCACAGGTTATGCAGCAGTATTCAACTCGCCTTCAGAACCGTTGCCATTCATTGAACGGATCATGCCAGGCGCATTCTCCAAGTCGCTCAAATCAAAGAACAATGTGCGCATGTACATGAACCACGATTCAAGCATGCTGCTTGCCACCACCCGTGCGAAAACACTGCGACTATCTGAGGACTCCAAAGGCTTACTCGTTGACGCTTCGTTGCCTGATACTTCCATTGGTCGTGACCTCTCGGTCTTGATGCAACGTGGAGATGTGAACTCGATGTCGTTTGGATTCACTGTTCCATCTGGTGGAGATATGTGGTCTGATGATGGTCAGTCGCGTGAACTCCGTCAAATCAAACTGTATGAAGTTAGCGTTGTCACAGGGTTCCCAGCGTATGCAGCCACCACAGCAGCAGTCAGGTCGCTCGATGCCCTTGCTACTCGCACAGGTATTGACGCAGATCATCTCGCAGCCGCGATCACCAACCTTGAATCTGGTCAAACTTTGTCGCAAGATCATGCGATGTTGTTGCGTGAAACTGTCGCCAAACTTGAACCGGTGCAGGATGCTGCACCAGCTCGTCTTGGTGTCATGGCGAAGCACCTTGATTTGTTGAAGACCATCGCCTAATATCTGTTCACTGCATTGTTGACGGAGCCGTCAACCTTGTTGCTGTATGCGGAGCCGCATCAGGTTGAGAAGTAGTAACTCCCTGCGTATCCCCATTCACAACAATCCGAAAGCAGAAACAAATCATGAAAGAATATCTAGACCGTCAAGTTGAGATTCGTCAGCAAGCATGGCACCAAGCCAAAGCAATCATCGACGTGGCCACAGCTGAAAAGCGTGACCTCTCAGCAGAAGAAGAACAGACATACAGCCGTCTCAACGACGAACTGAATGAGCGAGCATCTACCATTGCCAAACTCCGTGAAGATGAATCACGCGAACTTCGCATGGACGCAGCAACCCGTGAGATTGCAGACCAAGTTCGTCCAGTTGCTTCGGCATCAGTGAACGAAGATGTCGCAATGATCCGTGCGCTTATCAAGGGCGAATCACGTTCGGCCAATTTCGAGCGTCGTGACGTTCTGAAGTCAAGCACTGGTTCACCAGTACCGACTTCGTTCTACAACCAGGTGATCATGAAGGCACGTTTGGTTGCGCCAGTCTTGGCAACATCAACTGTCCTCAACACCGCAGGTGGCGAGAACCTTCAGATTCCACGTTTGTCGACCTACTCAGTAGGAACTGTCAACGCAGAAGCAGCAGCATTGGGCGAATCCGATCCAGCATTCTCGGCATTCATCACACTCGGAGCATTCAAGTACGGTTTCTTGACACAAGTGTCGCAGGAACTTCTTGAAGATTCTGGTGTTGACATGCTCAGCTTCTTGGCTGATCAAGTTGGTAACGCACTCGGTTTCGCTGTTGGTTCAGCGTTGACCGTTGGAACTGGCACAGTTGAGCCAACCGGTATCGTCGCAGCTTCGTCTGTTGGTGGTACTTCAGGCACAGCAACTGGCTTCACAGCAGACAACCTCATCGACCTTTACTACTCACTTGATGGTGCTGCTCGTCAGCTCCCAGGTGTTGGTTGGATGATGACTGGTCAGTCGATTGGTCGCGTTCGCAAGTTGAAGGACACGGCAGGCAACTACGTGTTCCAACCAGGATTGTCGCTTGACTCCCCAGACATGCTCTTGGGCAAGCCAATCTACGAGAACCCATCAATGGCAGAAGCCACCACAGGCACCAAGTCCGTAATCGTTGGCCATTTGCCTTCGTACTACGTGCGCAGTGTTGGTGGCATCAAGTTGGATCGTTCCGATGACTTTGCATTCAGCTCAGGACTCGCAACCTTCCGTGCGCAGTTCCGTGTTGACGGCAACTTGCCACAAGTTACACACGTCAAGCATCTCCTCCAGCCGTAAGGCTTGAGGGGCTTGTCCCCTGACATCCCATAATTCCCCTAGGCTTAGGGTCGTATCGAACACGCAGGGCGATACGACCCTATTTCTATTTGTCCCCTGCGATCTGCGAAGGAGAAGGAAGTGAAGAATGCTGGTAATAATCCGAAACACAATGGTCGAACTACCACCCCTAGAAGCCGAACTGTTGTTACATCGGGGAATAGCTCACTTGCCGGAAGTGGCAGACCTGCCAATGTTGACCCGTTACGAATCCTTTGGTACAGCAACGCTCCCTTCGTCCCCACCGGCTACGGTACGCAAACAGCGCAAGCCGTCACAAGGCTCATCAAAGAAGGTCACGAAGTAGCAATCCATGCCATGTACGGACTCGAAGGAGTTTCGTCAAATTGGAATGGCATCAAAATGTATCCACGTGGGATGGCACCGTACAGCGATGATGTGCTGGTTGCTCATGGGATGGATTGGGCGAATGGCAATCCGAAGTTGCCTTCGTTAATTATGACCCTGTTTGATGTGTGGCCATTGAAGTCAAAGTCATTGGATATGGTCAAGAACATTGCGTCTTGGGTTCCGATTGATCATGCACCGTGTCCTAGCGATGTGGTTGATTGGTGTAAGAAACCAAATGTGAAACCGATTGCGATGTCGTTGTTTGGTCAGAAGATGTTGAACGATGCTGATGTTGAATGTTTCTATGCGCCTCATGGCATCGAGTCTGTGTTCAATCCTGAATCCAAGATGGTGAACGGTGGCAGGACATTCACTGGTCGTGAGCTGATGGGTATTCCTGACGACAAGTTTGTGGTGATGATGAACGCAGCCAACAAGGGTGCTAGTCCATCACGAAAATCGTTTGCAGAGAACTTGTTGGCATTCGGTATTTTTGCGCAAGATAAACCTGACGCAATCCTGTATTTGCACACTGAGAAGGATGGTGCGATGGGTGGTGTCAATTTGGATCATCTATTGCATGCGTGTGGGATTCGTGAGGATCAGTACAAGATTGTTGATCAGTATGCGTATCGCACTGGATTCCCTCAGCAGGCGTTGGCTTCAATGTACGCAGATGCTGATGTGTTGTTGTCTGCGTCTATGGGTGAAGGGTTTGGGTTGGCTGTGATCGAGGCTCAAGCGTGTGGCACCAGAGTCATTGTTTCGGACTTCACAGCTCAGCCGGAGTTGGTTGGGTCTGGGTGGGCTGTGGAGGTGCAACCGTTTTGGGATGCGCATCAGCGTTCTTGGTTTTGTATCCCTCAAGTGGGTTCGATTGTGGATGCCCTGAGACACGCCTACGACGCGCCTAGAGGGGTGGATCAGGTGGCTGTGGACTTCGCACAGGCATACAACGCTGACGCTGTTTGGGAGGCTCATTGGAAGCCGGTGATGAAGGGACTTGCTGAATGGTGCCGTGCATCATCATCCCCGTCCTAAACAGATATGACTTGATGGAACGGGCGATTCGCTCGATTGATTATCCCGTTGAGCAGCTCATCATCATTGACAATGGGGACGGTTACGACGCTGACATGTTGGCTTGGACTGCGCCTTGGCAGCATGTACAGAACTGGTATCTGTGGAGGATGCCAACGAACCTTGGTGTGGCACCGTCATGGAATCTTGGTATCAAAGCAACACCTCACGCAGAGGGTTGGATTCTGTTGAACTCGGATGCTTACTTTGAACCAGGTGGATTGGAAGCGTTCTACAAAGATTGTGAGCCTGAGACAATCACGGTGACTGGTGGGTCGCAGCCTTGGTCGTGTGCTTGGGTGGGTGCTGGTGTTGTTGAACGGATTGGTTTGTTTAGTGAGTGTTATGTGCCAGCGTATTTTGAAGATAACGATTTTGAGGATCGGTCACGTGCGAGCAATGTTCAGGTGAAGGTTTCTCAGGCTGGGATTGTTCACGATAATTCTTCAACGATTAGTTCTGATCCTTCGTTGGCTGAGAAAAACGCCAAGAGTTTCCAAGCCAATCAGCAACTGCATTCGTTGCGTTGGCAGTCAGGTTTGCCTGACGCTGGGCATTGGGATTTAAAGCGTCGAAGGGAATTGGGTTGGGATTGATATGGCATTCTTGATGACTCATTGTTGTTCAGTTGAGTATTGGCAGAAGTTTGGTGAGCAGTATGTGACGATGATCAAGGCAATGAATCCGAAACCTGATGAAGTGATTTTGTCGTCGTTGGTTCCTTTGGATGTTCCTTCATGGATTCGCAACATTATTACTGAGGAGTTGTTTTGGGATGGGGTCAATGAAGCTGTTGAGATGTCTTCTTGTGATTGGGTTGTGCCTACAGGTGTTGATCAGATTATGTTGCCCGATGCGTTGGTTGGTTTGGATCGGGATTGTGATGTCATTTCGATTGCTGGACGTACTCAGCATGGTGAGTTATTTCAAGCCAATCCTGATGGCTATGAAACGATTCTTGGTTCGGTAAGTAATCCGATGTCTGGGATGACAGTTATGAGACGTGAAGTTCATTTGGCTTATCCTGCTAGGCGATCCATGTATTCCGATTGGATTCAGTGGATGGAATTCAGGAAGGCTGAACTGCGAGTTGAGTTTGATACGACGAACAGGTTCATTCATTGGCGACATCCTGAAGCGGTATCGTTCCAAGCGCATCCACAGGGCGAGGCTGATGTTGCCTTGTTCCGAAGTTTGATAAACCAGTTTGAGATTGTGCCAGGTCAAGAGTTCCCACCTATTGTGGTGAACTAGTATTGAGACACTATGGCAATCACCAACGGCTATACCACACGCAATCAGATCAAAGCAGCCTTGCGCATTGGCACGGCTGACACCATTGACGACGAGCTGATTGACAACTGTGCCGGTGCTGCGTCACGTCTCATTGATGGTTACTGCAACCGAAAGTTTTGGGCTGCTGGTTCTGCGACCAGTCGTGTATTCCAAGCAGAGGATTCGTTCTTCTGTTCCGTTGATGACTTCTCTGGGACTGCGATCACTTTGCAAACCTCGACGAACGCTGACGGTATTTTTGATACAACTTGGACTCCGACGGATTGGCAGTTGGAACCGTTGAACGGTGATCTTGATGGCATCACTTGGGCATACGACAAGATTCGTGCAGTTGGCGACTACCTGTTCCCAACTGTGAATGCCAACTATGGTTCGCAAGCGTTGGTGAAACTGACAGCAGTGTTCGGTTGGCCGTATGTTCCTGAGCCGGTCACGCAAGCAACAATCATTCAGGCTTCAAGATTGTTCAAACGATACGACAGTCCATTGGGTGTCGCAGGTTTCGGTGACATGGGTGCTATCAGGGTGAGCCGTGCGCTTGACCCTGACGTGGCACAGCTCGTCGAGCCGTACCGGCGCATGCGTCTATTCGCATGAGTTCAACCACTACCGTCTCCCAGATCAAGGCTGGGTTGGCTGCGAACCTGGCAACTGTGTCAGGGCTTCGTGCTTACGCCTATCAGCCTGACAATGTGAACACGCCGTTCGCTTGGCCGTTGCTGGATTCAATTCAGTACAACGGGGCTATGGGTGGGGGTTTGATTACTCATCAGTTCACGGTCAGTGTTGTGGTGGGTCGTTCGGCTGAGCGTACTGCACAGACTTTGTTGGATGGCTATCTGTCATACAAGGGTGCTACTTCGATTCGTCAGGCGATTGAGTCTGATCGGACTTTGGGTGGTGTGGTGCAGGATTTGATTGTTGAGTCTGCAAACAACATCTCTACC